CGAGCGCCATGACGAACTCGGTGCCACGCCACCCCCACCGCCTCGCGCACCACTCGCACAGCCACGGGCCGTCCGTCGGAAGGGCAAGGTCGAGCGCGACGGCGTCGGGGGCCCCGCAGAGGTGACACGCCGGGTGGACTGCCTGCTGCGCCACGCTATGCTCCGGGGGGGGCCGCGGCCGGACCGGTGGGCACCATCGGCGGGGCCATCGCGGCCTGGGCCATGAGGCGGTAGGCCTCGACGACCGCGCGCATTCGGAGGAGCAGATCCAGCGTCTGGATCTTCTTCGCCTCGGGCTTGGGCGGCAGGATGTCCGCGAGCTCGTCGGCGGTGCCGGCCGCGACGAGGGCGGCCTCGAGTTCTGGCAGCATCCGCTGCCAGACCGTGTAGATCTTGAGCTCCAGGGCGTCGGGGAGGAACCCCTGCGGGGGCGGGACAGGGAACTGCTGCATGGCCGGCGGGGCCGGCGGGGCCGGCGGGGCCATCCCCTCCGGCGTCGAGTTGGCCGCGAGCTGGTAGGACCCCATCGCCTGCTGGTAGGTGTCGTTGGCCTGGGTGACGAGGGCCTCCCCTTGCGAGAGGACCTGGCCCCACTGGTCGGGCGGAATGTTGCCGTAGATCGCCTTCGCGGGGGCCTCCTGGGCCTCCATCTGGGCCATGCGCTGCTCCCAGAGTACGAGGCGGGGGAGGAGTTGCGGCCAGCCGACCTCCTTCTGGAGGGTGTAGGCGTCGTCGGACTGCCACCGCTTTCCGAGCACCGAGTACCAGGTCAGCGGGTCGTGCAGCGTATGGTCGATCGTCGGGACTTCCTGCTTCCGCATGAAGTTGCGCCAGACCATCTCCGCGCGCGTGATCTGAAGCGTCTGCTTCTCGTTGACGTCCTTCGGCAGCTTCATCAGGTCGAGGATGCGGTCGTTCGCGTCGGGGGAGTCGAGCCGGTAGAGACCGAGCTGGAGCGCCTCCGCCGCCGCCTCCTTGTTGTAGAGCGTCTGGTCGTAGCCGACCCGGGCGTCCATCTTGACGCGGATGCCGCCGAGGAGATCGACGCCCGTGTAGGATTCCATCTCCCACAAACCGCCCTCGCCGTTGACCTCGTAGCTGTCGTCCTCTCGGCGGAACGCCCACTGCATCTCGAGGAAGTGCTCGAAGGTGGACTCGTAGAGGCGGATCATCGACCTCTCGCGGAAGTCCCTCTGGCGAGACGCCTCTTCCGTGAGGAGCATGAGGCCAGACGTGGTCTTCACGCTGCCGGGGGCCTGGCCGCGCTCGATGTCCTGGGGCGCCCCGAGCGCCTGGAGGTCGCGCAGGATCCCCGCGCGCTCCTCGGCGTAGGCCGCCCCGGTGAGGGGAAAGCCCGGGAAGAGGCCCTGCTGCGGGCTCCAGCCGGCGACCGCGGCGTCGTACTCGATGACGGTGAGGCTTCCGACGACGTCCTCGCGGGCGAGGAGTTCCGTCCCCTGAGGGACCCAGATGTTCGGCTTGCCGCGCTCGCGAAGGTCAATCCCCTGGGAGTCGACCTCGTTCAGGCGCCGCTGGAGAGGGATCATGTCGTCCACGAACGAGCGAGCGTAGAAGTTCTTTGGGATGCGCTTGGAGCGCGCGAAGTGGTAGCGGACCCGCGAGACCATCTTCGGGCCCGATTCTCCGGCCTCGACCTTGACGCACAAGGGCCGGCGCACGAGGTGGTCGTTCACCAGCGCGAAGTGGGCGCCTTGCTCGAGACCCTCGATCGGCTGGGGGTTGACCACGACCTCGATGACGCGCGCGTGGTTGTCGTAGGCGTCGTACCCGGAGCCTAAGCCAAAGCCACCTCCCTGCCCCTGGAAGACGGCGTCCGCGTAGAGGGGGTTGTAGCGGAGGAGCAGGCCCGGGTCCTCGCGCTTCAGGCCGTCCGCGAGGTCGGGGAACCGGACGGCGATCCACTCGAGGGGGCGCACCATGATCTGGCCGAAGAGGCGCTGATCGCCCGGCTCGACGCCGATCCCGGCGTTCTCCGGGAAGTACTCGTGGATCGACAGGACGTCGATCATGGAGTCCCCGCGTGGCAGGTAGAGGCCCAGGTTGCGCCCGAAGGCGTCCCGGGCACCCGCCTCCTCCTCGCTCATGTCGAAGGGGCGCAGGGCCGACAGGTCAGCGCAGAAGGGGCAGTGCTGCATCCGGACGAGCTGGCCGCCCTCGCTCTCCTCGCCTTCGGTGTCCTGCAGGGTCTCGAGGTGCTGCATCGGCTCGAGGCCGGTCGGCTCCCACTCCGGGGTGCCCTCGCCGGGGCCGATCGGCATCCCGGTCGTCGTGAACGTCGACGGCACGCGCGCCGAGGCGAAGGAGCGCTGGCACTTCGGACAGCGAACGGCGTCCGGCGCCGAGATCAGGGTGAGCTCCGTGTCGTTCTCGTCCCACCACGTCCGGCAGATCGCGACCCCGTCGATGACGCAGTTGAAGATGAGGGCTTCGCGCTTGTCGCTCCAGACGCGGCGGCCCATCTCGTAGTTGCAGATGTCCTTCGCCATCCGGGCCGCGGCCATGTACTCGGGCTCGTTGCTCCCGGCGGTCGGGTCGGGGACGTACTCCTTGCGCGCGAGGCGGGCGATCTCGTTGTCGACGGCCGGGGCGATGTAGTTCGTCACCGGGCGCGGGAAGGCCGCGTTCGACGCGCGGTAGATCTCGCGGAAGTTGTAGCCGCCGCCGCTCGCGGTGAGCTCTGCCATGGGCTCGATCCACTGGCGGCCGAGGTAGTTCCACAGGTTGAGCGCGGCGCGCTGCGTCTGCCAGCGCCGGCGGGGCGACTCGGGGCGAAGGTGCGCCGTGATCCACTCGCGAACGGTGCCCTCGGGGGTGTTGAGGGTCGGAATCTTCAGCCAGTCCGGGGCCGGCCTGGCGGGCCGCGGGCCCGGCGGCGCGGAGGTCATGCGCTTTCGTCCAGCTCGACGAGCGGCTTCGCCTGTGCCCGCGCGTAGCCCGGGAAGCTCGGGACCATCGGCGGGGGACTCGCGTTGCGGGGCGCGATAGGGGCGGCGGGAGCGATGCGCCGCTCGGCGCCGGGGCTCGCGATCTCGGCGAGCCGGGCCTGGGTCGTGTTCGCGGCGGACTGGGCCTTGTCGAGGAGCGCCAGGAGGTGCCGGATCTCGTCGTCCTTGGCCTGGCAGCCACGGCACTTGAACAGCATCACGGCCTCCAACTCGAAAAGCGTATCACACGCCCGGAAACTGCAGCCCCGCGGAGTGGCGCTTGCGGTCCTTCAGAGCCTTGAGCTTCGCCTGCACCTTGCCGTGGAGCATGTGGGACATGGCCTCCCAGAGGTTCGCCGGCTCGATGTTGCGCGCGTCCCGCTCGGCGATCCCCTCCGCCAGCCACGCGCGCGGCATCAGGTGCTCGATGCCCTGCACGAGCATGTCCACGAGGTCGTCGTGCGCGGCGTTGGGGAAGGATGCCGCCTCGTCGACGATCTTCGTGGCCCAGTGGCAGTCCTTGGGGAGGAATACCTGGCCGCGCTCGATGATGGCGGCGACGGAGTTCACCCCCCAGTGGAGGCGCACCTCCTTGCTCCGGCCCTTCGTCTTGCCGCGGGTGACGTGCCCGCGCTCCCGCTCGAGGATGTCGAGGATCATGGACCCCGACGCCGAATCCTCGATCACGGCCCACTTCGCGATCGGGTACTGCTCGTCCATCTGGTAGATCGCCTTGAGGGTGTCGGGGCCGTTGAGGCGCTGGTGGACGCAGTCGAGAACGTAGAAGCGGTTGTGGATGCGCCCGATGAGGCCCCCGGCGACGTAGTCCGACGAGGCGGTCGCCCCGAAGGTCGTGTCCCAGGACTGGATGACCTGGTCGAACTCCTCGAGCTTCGGCCGGTCCTTCTCCTCGTACCAGCGCCACCACGCACGGTGGATGGCGGCGCCCTCCGGGGGGGTGGGCGACTGCTGGTAGAGGGAGGTGAAGGCCCGGACCCCGATGCGGCTGCGGCGGCTCTCGAGGGCGACCGCGTCGAACTTCTCGGGCCACAGCGCCGTCCCCTCCGGCCGGCCCAGCGCGTCGATGTCCGCGCCGCGGGAGAAGGCCGGCAGGTCGAGGTGCTCCCACAGCTTGAACTCCGGGAGGGCCATGAGGCGGCCCGCCAGATCGTCCTCGTGCCAGCGGGTGAGGATCAGGATGACGATCGGCTCGTTGCCGTGGTGGTCGGGCTCCATGCGGGTCAGGAAGGTCGTCGTCCACCACTCCCAGAGGCTGTCCCGCAGGACCTTCGAGTTGGCCTCCTCGGCGTTCTTGATGGGGTCGTCGCAGATCAGGATGGGGGCGCCGCGGCCGGTGATGGGCCCCCCGACCCCGGCGGTCGTCATGCCCCCCCCGTCGCCCGTCTCCCAGCGGTGGGCGGCGCGCGAGTCCTCCATGATCCGGGCCCCGAGGATCGGGTAGTGGTCGTGGACGGAGCGGCGCACCTTGCGGCCCCAGCTCGCGGCGAACTCGGCCTCGTAGGAGGTCAGGATCACCTTGTCGGCGGGCTCGACGGCGATCGCCCAGGCCGGGAACCAGTGGGAGCAGAGCTCGGACTTCCCGTGCCGCGGCGGCATGGTCACCAGGAGCGAGCGGGCGGTCCCGGACTCCCGCATCCGGAGCTTCACGAGCTTCTGGGAGAGGAGGTCCAGGTGCGCGGCGTAGGTGTAGGGCCGCGGGTCGGAAGCGGTGGCGGCCATGGCGAGCGCGAGCGGCGAGAGGAGGTGGGCGTAACTCGAGCGGTCGATCGGTCCGGTCATGCGGGCGGTTCAGGGTCAGCTTCGGGGGGGGCGGACAGGCTCAGGCGGGGCGCCCGGGTCACCACCGCGTTGAGGACTCTGGCCTCGTCCGGCTGCTCCTGCAGGAAGCGCAAGACGTCGCCCCGCATGGTACGGAAGCGCTCCTGGTCGTGGTCCTTCTCGATGTCAGACTTCGGCGGGTCGCCAAACGCCATCCGGAGGAGCTGGACTTCCACGGGTCCGGCTACGCCCGCGATGAGCCGCTCGCGCAACGCCGCGCGATACTTGGGATCGTTCACGAAGGCTTCCGCGAAGGATCGGCCCTTCTCGGAGCGAGAAGACGTGAGCTTCCCATCTTTCGCGCGAGTCACGCCCCTTGGCGCCTTGCCCATCTGCGCCAGAAAGGCCGTGCTCAGCGTCTTGGGCATCGACTCAGCAGCCGCGTCCGGTGAGACGAACGATGTGTTGCTCCGGCGGAGACAAGTTGTCGCAGGCATCGACCGCGATGGCCCGCAGCACGTAGAAGTCGTTTGCGGGGGTTGGGCACGCCGGCAACGTCCACGTCACGCTGTAGGGGGACGAGGTGTCGGTCGCGATCAGCACGAGCGCACCAACCGCCCCGCCCGCGTAGGAGGCGTAGTAGAACTGGATCTCGCGAACGCCGGACGAGGGGGCCGGGTCGGTCACCGTGGCCGTTACCGTCGTGGTGGCCGCATCGCTTACGAGGATCCCGATCGGCGCCGTGATGGCGGGCACCGCGGGGTCCTGGTTGGGGATCTCGCACGCGAAGTAGTCGGCGGCGCCCATGCCGACCGCACCGACGATCCCCGCCGGCGGATAGGTCGTCACGCGC